GGCCCAGTTACGGCGTAACTCATTGGTTTTCAATGCATTGGGTCAAAGTAACGGAAGTAACGCTTTTTTGAAACATACAGAGAGAGAGAGAGAGAGAGAGAGAGAGAGAGAGAGAGAGAGAGAGAGATATATATATATATTTATGTAATTATGTTATTATTATTATTATAGGGGCTGGATCCCTTATGGAATCAGGGAATTTTGCGGTAACGCTTTTCTGTTACCGACCCGTTCCGCAGTAACGGCTTGCCTGATCGTCAGATAATCGCCACATTCTCATTGTCGTGGCACATATACGCCCAACCCCTTACGCATTACGGCTCATTGCAAAAGCCGATGTGGCGAATGTGTCACGATACTCCACCCCTCACAAGATACGCCCACTCAAACCAAAACCGATGCAATCCATCCCCGGTCTTGCATCATCCGCATTCCAAGCAATCCAGAAACAGACTGAAGGACGATAATGCAGACCTACCTCGATGGCTTAAAGTATCTCGCCCGGCGGAAAGTGTTCCCCGGGCCATTCAACTCGCAGGATTGGGCGTCTGTAGCACCTGCAATCCGCCAAAGGGCATTCTTTAGCTCCACAATCAATTCTGCGCGGGTTCTCCACCGGATGCGCTCCATGTTGCTGGATTGGCAGTCCGGGGCCGTAGAAACGATCCTAACGCCATCTGGGGCAACCGAAACCGCATTCAAGGAATCAGGCCTTGCCAAGTTCCGCGAGAAGGCATCTGAATTGCTCATCAGCGAGGGGCTGGCAACACCCTCCGACTTTAAGAATGAATCGATCCAGAATGTAATCAGCGCATCCCGGCTTAAATTGATCTTCAACACCAATACCGCCCAAGCCCAAGATTTTGCCATCTACCAATCCCGGGTTGCCGATCCAGTCAGGATCAATCGTTTCCCAGCCGCTGAATTCGTCCGCACACCGGGGGCAAGGGTTCCCCGGACGCTCCATGTTGCCAACGAGGGCGCTGTGCGGCGCTATGATGACCTTGATTTCTGGCTTGCTCAAAACTCCGCTGACATCGGCGGGTTCGGCGTTCCATGGGGGCCATGGGGATTCAACAGCTTCATGACCACATTCCCAGTGAGCCGCGCCCGGGCAGAGAAGCTGGGACTGGTCAAGCCCGGCGAAAAGGTCATGCCTCCCGACCTTACTCAATTCGGCGTAACCTTACCCGCTCGATTAAACAAAGGAGTGACTGCTGATGTGGATGACATCACGCCGGAGATCAAGCAGCAGGCGATCAACACGATTACATCCAGACTTGGCCCACAGGCTGTCAGGCCGGATGGTAAGTTGACGCTAGAGGCACTTCAGGCACTGAGGGGTGGCGGGGCATTGCCTCCGGCTGCCGCTCCGGCTCCTGTTCCGGTTGTTGCTAGGACTAGGTCATTCGATGATGTGATTAAAAAACTGAACAAATCAATTACCCCTGAGGTTGAGGAAATTATTTTCAGATATGAGAAGGCAGCCAATAATAAGACCCGGCTTCACAAGGAGATGTTAGATCACATGGTCAACAATAGAGAAAAAGAAAGACTGGAAACTAGGGATAAATGGTATGAATCTATAGAACAATTAAATAAACTTCGACCGCAATATCAAATTCAAGTAGATAAGCTAAGGGATGCTGTAAGCATACCAGTTTCGGATAGGGGTGATTTAAAGTGGAGCACTAATAGCATGGAGTCTAAGTATTGGGCCGCCAATGGGTCTAAGTTAGAGGAGGGAATTGAAATAGTTAAGAGATATACATCTAAGAATGCTTTGGTTGATGTAAGAGTCGCTAGATACAATGATCGTGAATATCAAAGCGGCGGGGTCATCTATATAAGCGCAGGCACAAGCCCATCTACTGTAGCGCATGAAATTACTCATGCAATCGAGATAGCAAATAAGGATGTTTTGCAGAAGTCTAATGCGTTCCTAAAGAAGAGGGCGAATGGGCAAAAGTTAAAATCGCTAAAGAAACTCACTGGTATCGGGTATAAGAGATATGAGATGGCATATGAAGATGAGTGGGAAAAACGAGGCGGCAATGTCTATTCAGGGAAATACTACAATGATGCAGCTACAGAAATCCTAACCATGGGCATCGAGAGACTCCATGCTGACCCCCTGAAATTCTATCGATCCGATCCAGACTACTTTGAGTTTGTGGTTAAGACATTACAGGAATTGCCATGATAGCACCGGACATGCAAATCGTTGAATTCAGCCTACTAGGGGTTACTTATCTCTATGAAGGTAGCAAGCCGCCAGTCATTATTACGGACGGCATTGAGAGAACGCCAATAGCTGAGCAGCTTAACGAGATACTAGCCAGATCAGTTACCCAGCATATCCCCGCTGACGAGCAAATTAGATCGGCATTAAATCAGATAGGGATTCCGGCATCCGCTAAGTTCAAAATACAATATGCCAGCGATCAGCCTGATGATAACTTGCCTGATGGCGCAATCTACTAGCCCATAACACTTCCCACCTATGAAAATAGAATCGATAAAACTAGAGAAGCTAATCCCGTATGGAAAAAATTCAAGAACGCACGATGATTTTCAAATCCAGCAGATCGCTGCATCAATCCGGGAATTCGGTTTCACCAATCCTGTGCTGATCGATTCCGAGGATGGTATCATCGCTGGTCATGGCCGGGTCATGGCTGCGCGGAAGTTAGGGCTGACTGAGGTTCCCTGCATCCGGCTGGGGCATTTGACCGAGACGCAGAAAAGGGCGTACATCATTGCTGACAACAAGCTGGCGTTGAATTCTGGTTGGGATGAGGAAATGCTTGGGCTGGAATTGGCTGATCTGCGCGAGGCTGATTTCGATCTGGATCTGATCGGGTTTGATGCCGGGGAGATTGAGGCTGCGCTTAATCCGGCTGAACCTATCCAGTCTGATAGTGATGATGGCGATAAGATCCAAGATGTTAAGGAACCGATCGAGTGTCCGCATTGTCACATGCACTTTGCCCCATGAACCCACACGAACCGACAGACGAAAATAGACGCCTGATCTCTACCCTGTGTGGCATCGGGGTTCCGCAGAAAATGATCGCTGCTCAAATCGGCATCGATGAAAAGACGCTGAAGAAGTATTATGATGATGATATGAGCAAAGGCAGGGCAAAGGCAACCAGTCAAATCGCCAAGCGCTTGTATGACATTGCAATGAGCGATTCCAAGGAAGCCCTGACTGCTTGTATCTTTTGGCTTAAATGCCGGGCCAACTGGTCAACGCTTGATGGCCCAGAGGTACAGGTGAATGTTCAGAATAACTCAATCGTCCATTCCGATGATGGAGAGATAAAGGAATTCAAGAAACGTTGGAACGCAATCGATGTCTGATATCAAACCCGATCTTGATCTTGGCCCGTTCGCGTTCGGTGTCCTTGGGCTGCGTCCGTATGACTGGCAGATCAAGGCATTCAAGGGGATCAATGATCATCCTCGCACATCCCTAGTCGCCGCGAATGGATCCGGCAAGACCGCTGCCGTGATCGCCCCGGCAATTCTATGGTGGCTAGCAATGTTCCCCAAAGGCCGGATTCCTGTCACATCTGGCTCATGGCGGCAGGTGCTGCTTCAGCTATGGCCCGCCATGGAGAAATATCGGGGGCATCCATTATTCCAAGGGTGGACATGGAATCAGGCTGAGATCAGAACCCCGGAGGGCGGATGGGCATCGGGATTCTCTACTGACAACCCGGGCCGGGCTGAGGGATATCACCGGACAGATGATAGCCCTGTCCTGTATGTGTTGGATGAGGCTAAGACCATTCCAGACGGCATCAAGGCTGCGGTTGACCGATGCACGACAAACCGGATCCTTGCCGCTTCATCGCCGGGCGCTCCGATGGGGTGGTTCTTCCGCTCGCAGCATGAGGAATCCTCGCATTGGTGCAGGGTCAAGGCTAGGTCGGATGAATGCCCCCACATCGACCCGGAGAAGAGAATCCGGGATCTTGAGATTTATGGGGAAAAGCATCCGATCTTTAGGTCAATGCACCTTGCCGAGTTTGCCGAGGATGTTGATCGCTTGATCCTGACCAGCGATGCGCTGATCGGCGCTGTTGATAACCCACCTGAGCCACATGGTGATACTGTGGTTGCATTCTGTGACTTTGCCGCCGGGCGGGATGAGAATGTCCTTGCCGTGCGCCGGGGTAACTCCGCCCGGATCGTTAAGGCATGGGCTGAGAAGGATACCATGCAGGGCGTCCGGCAGTTCATCCGGGCATTTGAGGGTGAACAATTGAAGGCATCACAGATTTGGGGCGATGCTGATGGGTTGGGTACTGTCATGATCGATGCGCTTGCCGAGCATGGCTGGCGGATCAACCGATTCCATGGCGGAGCAAGATCGCGTGAGCCGAATGAATATATGAACCTGATTGGCGAAGTCTGGCATGTAGGATGTCGGGAGATCGCCCGGGGCCGGATCAGGTTGGATGGATTGGATCAGGTGGCATTTAAGCAGTTGACCAGTCGCAAGACCGAATGGAGTGAGAATGGTAAGCTAAGGGTTGAATCCAAGGAAACCATGAGAGCATCCGGGTTGAAATCTCCCGACCGGGCGGACGCATTGCTTGGCTGCATTGTCTGTGGGCCATCGATGCAGGGTATGATGACTGGTGATGATCCGGTTAGGTCGCGCCGATCTGACTTCTCTTCCCCGCGCCGATCAGGGTTCAATGCTATGTGAACTATGGCTTGCAATTTGAGTTTTAATATGTTAATCGGAAACCTCACATGACTATCGACGAGCGCAAAGGTGTTGTTTGGCCCATCCCTGCACAATACCGAACCAATGATTACGATCTGGCAAATGTAACCCCGGATCAGGTTCGCACTATCTTGCGCGGCGTTCGCACTGGCAAGCTAGAGGATCAGGATCGTTTGTTCCGTTTGATGCTCGATACGTGGCCAAGGCTGCGTAAGGCATTGAATGAGGTTGCCGGGTCTGTGGCTAGGCTGGAGCTTGAGATCAAGCCAGCGATTCGGGAGGATGCCGAGGAACCAACCCCGGCAGCAGTTAAGATTTACGAGACAGTTGAACGTGCGCTTGAGTCATATTCTCCCCGCCCGGGATATTGGGAGTTAGACCTTTCCGGCATGGTTAAGGCTATCATCGATGCATACGCCAAGGGGATTTCTGTACTGGAGATCGTATGGCAATCCGAGAATGGCGTCATTAGCCCAAGGTGTTATGCTCCGGTTCCTGCTAAGTATCTCGCCTATCCTTCCGCATCAAATGATGTTGATCGGCTCATGATCGCCCCTAGTGGCGTCAATTACGCATCGCTGGTTGATTTCCCGCCTGATCGGTTCTTGATCGGTATTTGGTCGCAAGGTGGAACACATCCGATCCATGCGGCGAACTTGCGGACGCTGACGAAGTATTGGTTGGCGTCTGTCTATGGTCTTGGTTGGCTGATGCAATTCTCGCAGTTGTTCGGTATTCCGATGCGGACTGCAAAGACCGATGGAACCGAGGATGCGTTGAACAAGGCTGAGGATATGCTGGAATCGATCGGATCATCCGGTTGGGCCGCTACCGGGCCGGGTGTTGATTTCGAGATCCATTCCGCTGTGACTGGTGGTGACAACCTGCCGCAATCGCACATGATGGATGTGGCGGACAGAGCTTGTGATATTTTGTTGCTAGGTCAAACGCTCACAACCGATAACACCGGGACAGGATCCAGAGCATTGGGTGATGTCCATTCCAGCATCCGGTCTGAGGTTCTGCAATCTGTGTCCTCATGGGTGGCATCGATTATCACAACTCAATTGATCCCGGCAATCGTGCGGATGAATTTCGGCAAGGTGGCTTCCGAGGATATGCCGTATTGCGAGCTGGAGATTCCAGTTCCAAAGGATGAGAAGGCAATTGCCGAGCGGGTTAAGATTTACAACGAGATCGGGGTCAAGATGCCTCGTGCTTGGGTTTATGAGGAACTAGGTATCCCGATGCCGATCGAGGGTGAAGAGGTTTTCGGTGATGATGATCCGCCTGAGCTACCGGAGCTGGAGCCGGACGCTGAGGATGTACCTCAGCCGGAACCGGAAGATGCTCCCGATCTGTCTGATATCGATGAGGTTGAGTCAGCCGCATCGGTTGATTTGCGTCCGACTGAAGAGATGGCACGTAACGCAATAAATGCCCTAGAAATTCGTCGAGCAAAGCCGCAATCTGAGCGTGGCATGACATCTGTCGGCCTCGCCCGAGCGCGTGATATCTCCAACCGGGCAGAATTGTCTGAGGATACTGTCCGCCGGATGGTTTCCTACTTCCAGCGTCATGAGGTTGATAAGAAAGGATCGACTTGGGATGAGCAGGGTAAAGGATGGCAAGCATGGAATGGATGGGGTGGCGATGCTGGATACGCATGGGCAAAGCGGATTGTTGATAAGCTAGATTCCGGCAATGACCGATGAGCAATTGAGAGATGTGGCGGGTGAATGGCTCGCCCCGGTTGATCAGGTTTTAGCCGATCTGATGGACAAGTCGCAGCGCATGACTATCGGCGCATTTGTCCGAGAGGTTGAGCAGGTGATCGAGCGCATTCCGCAGATGTATGGGATGCTTAATGCTCAAGCGCTGACATCGGCGCTTGAGGATGAAATTGGCAAGGCGATGCTGAAAGGAATAGAGGATGGCATTGAAGACAGGTAAATCATTCATCACGATTGAGGCGACTGGTCTGGATGAGGCTAAGTTAGCGGCATTGAAGTTGGCTACCCCCGCTGTCCGCCGGGCCGCTGTATTGCAGGGTGGTGAGGATGCTATCGAAGAGATTCGCAAGTATTACGCCATGGCTGGGCGGACAAAGTGGGTTAATCCGTCCCTGCCGACTCATGGCCCGGGGCGTGAGATGACAAGGTGGTGGGAGGGAACTGCTCGAGGTTGGAGTTTATCGCAGCCGAATAATAACAAGGTCACATTTAGTAATTCGACAATTGGTTTCGCCCATAAAGTTACGGGTGGCGTGATTCGGGCAAAGCGAAAGCGATCGCTGACGATACCAATCGTTCCTGAAGCTCACGGAAAAACCGCGAAGGAATACTCAAACCGGGTTAATCCTTTGTTCCGGGTCAAAGGTGTGTTGGCCGAAGCGGATCCGAATGCACCTAACGGAATCCGCGCAATCTATGCTCTCAAGAAATCAGTAACCCATTCGCCATGGAAGAATGCTCTGCCACCTGAGCAATCATATACCGATGCATTTTTGAATGGTGCGCTTGATTACCTTATATCTCAATTCGATAGTTGACATTTATGGCTTTATATGATTATCTCCCCTCGATGTTTCGCAGTTCCGAGATCGTAACCGCTGCAATCCAGTCTGAGCTATCAGACTTGGCCGGATCGATTGTCTACCTACCTGAAGGTCAACACCGCATCAATGCGACTGTCGGAGGTAAGGCTAAATCGGTTGATGTCCTAGTTGATTCCCGGGTTGCTGCTTCATTCTCTGAAGACCTCAACAAACGCTTTGAATCTAATGTCCGCCCATTCGCCGGGTTCGACCACAAGCAAGGCGCTGCGTCATTCATCCCCAAGGAATTCCGCTACGAAGATGGCGTTGGCTTGGTTCTGGATGTCGAATGGACTGAAGCCGGACGCAAGGCTGTTGAAGGCCGCGATTACTCCTACTTCTCCCCTACTTTCCTTCTCTCCAAAGATGGCGTTCCGATCGGCCTCGCAAAGCGTGGTGAAATTGGTTCTCTGGTAAATGATCCAGCATTTGAGGAAATCCCGCGCATTGCCGCATCTCACAACGAACAAATTGATATGACTGAACAACTGATCGAATTGGGTCTGGTTGAGGCGAGCGAATCGCCCGATACCGCCCTTGAAACCGCCAAGGCAAATCTTGCCGCTCTCCGTGAGTCTGCTTCACTTGCCGAGCAAGTCGAAGCTGCTAACGCCAGCAAGAAAACCGCCGAGGAACAACTCGCTGACATGGAAGCAGCATACGCCAAGCTGAAATCGGAATACGAAGACATGAAGAAGCAACTTGGCGACAAGGCCATGGCTTCCGCTGATCTCGTAATCGATGAAGCAATCAAAGCCGGACGCATTGCCCCTCAAGATGAGGATGCCAAATCGTTCTGGAAAACCGCAATTCTCGCTGATGAGAAAGCTGCCAAGGTTCTCGCATCGCTTCCGGGCAATGAGGCCATTAACGGAGCTACGATCCTTGCTGGTCGCATCGAAGAAACCCCTGCTGTTGAACTGACCGGGCTTGCTCGCGTCGAAGCAGCATTTAAAGCACAACAATCCAAATAACACAAATATATGCCTAATAACACTACGCTACTCGATCTCGCCAAATTGAATGGTGCTGATCCTGTTGTCGGTCTGATCGAGGAAGTGGCTACCGCTTCTCCTGAAGTCGTGACCATCCCCGCTCGCACGATTCGCGGAACCAGTTACAAAACCGTGGTTCGCAACTCGCGCCCATCCGTTGCATTCCGTTCCGCTAACGAAGGAACTGCCGCAACCAAATCCAACTTCACCGAGCGTCTCGTCGAAGCATTCATCCTCTCCGCTCGCATTGAGGTCGATAAGGCTGTTGCTCGCGGTTATGAGGATGGCCCAGAAGCTCTCCAAGCAATCGAAGGCGCAGGCGTCATGCGTGCCGCTCTCTCGACTGTCGGCTCGCAAACCATCTATGGTCGCAGCGCAGGCGCAAAGGGATTCATCGGCCTCCAAGAATTCATCACTACTTTCGGTGACGAACTTGTGGTTGATGCTGGTGGTACAACCTCCGCAACTGGTTCCTCGGTTTACGCCATCAAGGCTGGCGCTCAAGGCGTTCAGTACGTCTACGGCAACGGCACTAGCTTTGACCTCTCGCCATTCCGCGAAGGTGACGCAACAGACGCATCCGGTAATCGCTTTGCCGCTTACATCGCTGACCTTACCGCTTGGGTTGGTCTTCAGTGCGTCAACAAGTACGCGATTGGCCGCTTGAAGGATTGCACCGCCGACTCCGGCAAGGGCGTGACCGATGCTAAGATCGCTGAACTTCTTAGCAAGTTCCCAGTTGGCGAGCGCCCGACTCATCTCTTGATGAGCCGCCGTTCCGCATTCCAACTTCAGACGAGCCGCACGATGACCGCAAGCACCAAACAAGAAGCCTTTACTGGCATCCTTCCGGGTGTCCCAACCGAATCTTTCGGCATCCCGATCATCATCACCGACTCGATCGCTGATAACGAGGCATTGAGCTAATCCTAACCCCTAAATAGATAATACGACAATGGCCTTTGAATTCAATCGCAATCAACAAGATGCCGCCTACACCTCGTCGGTGGCAATCGCCCAAGCTGGCGCTAACTCCGCAGTCTTTGACCTTGAACAGGTTTTCGCTGGTGACATCGAAGATGTTGTAGTGGAAGTATCTGCTCCAGCCGCATCTGGCATTACCAGCACTAAGGTTCTTACCTACACCTTCAAAGACAGCGCCGATGGCGTGACCTTTGCCGCTCTTGATCCAGCAGTCGCAACTACCCAAACCGCTACCGGATCTGGCGTTGCCGCCAAGTCGGTTCGCTTTCGCCTTAGCCCGGCTTGCCGCCGCTATGTGCGAGTCGAGCAGACATCGGATGCGACCGCTGGAACCTTTAGTGGTTCCTTTGTGACCAAGCTCCTGTTCTAATACTGGGTTGCTAATCGTGCCGCTGGTCTGGGGTTTGTTCATTTCCCTCGGATCAGCGGCAATTTTCTAAATATAATATGGCATGGGCTGAACTGACATTTGCAGGATTACAGGGCCGACTTGGTTCTGATGAGATCGCTGCATTGCTCGCTGAATCTGCTGCACCTGAAGCAAAGGTGACGGAGGTTCTGACCCATGTTGCATTGGACATTGCCAGCCGGGTCAATACTGGGCGCAGGAAGCGCGGATTGCCGCCTGTGGTCAATTCTAGTGTCTATGTGCCACCCGGGGCGCAACGCCATGCATATGCCCTTGCAAGGCGTTTGCTGTCCGATGCTTTTCCTTCCTTGGCTGAATTCAATGGCGATGATCGCAAATCATCCATTGAGGAAGCTGAGAACTACCTTGATGACCTAGCCAAGAATGATGCTGATTCGGATGATCCCGGGGCATCTTCTTTCTCATATTCCAGCAATTCCTCATTCCGCTACGGAGGATCCCGGGTTATGGATTTCTCCACCTCACCATGAGCATCATTCGCCAGATCGTGGAAAGCATAGCCAAGAGATTGGCTGACCATGATTATTTCCGCACAGTTCCAAAGATTCCTGTGCTGGTCGAGGATCAAAAGGACGTTGAGAAGTCGATCTTGAATGCAATGCAGACCGCAGGGGCATTCGTTCTGATCAATTTCGATTCCGCAGATGCCGACTCCCCGGATACACCCGGCCCATATCTTAACAATTCCTCATTTAAAGTCACCATATCTGAAATTCCATCATTGTGGAGATCAAGGGGAAATCACCAACCATCCTGCACAGAGATCGCTGAGGCGATTTGCAGACTAATTCATCATCACCAACCGCTGGATGCAGATGGGCTTGCATTGTCCGGTGGGGTTTTATTGTTCGATTCAATGTCTCAACAGGCGAATGAGTCGATGCTTCAGCAAGTCATCACATTCACAATACCAATCGGTTTAACCAACACAGACCCAGAAAGATAAAATTATGGCAACATTTGATAGAGCAACAATCGTTCGAGGCCCATGTAAGATCGGTTACGATGGAGCAACATTCTACTCCAAGGGCGGCGTTTCGCTGACCATGACCAACTCGACCTTTGACAAGGAAACCGATGCCTATGGCATTGTTGGCAAGGCAAAGACAGACTTCCAAGTTGTTGTTGAGTTTGAACCAGTTGGCGAGATCGAGGCATTAACTACGCTTTTCCCATATGGCAGCACAGCAATCGGTGGATCGATTTATGGATCAGCCGACAAGCCGCTTGTGATCACATCCGTTGATCAGACTTACACGATCAACAATGCTGCCGTGACGCAGATGCCCTCGATTCGATGCACAGCTAACAACACCGCATTCGGATCGGTTCAATTCACCGGATTAGTGGATAAGAGCGGCGACCCAAGTTCATTAGCTGATTATTATTCTGCTACTGCTGGCGCAGCGATTGGCTCGGCATTCAGTCCGTCTTTGATCGTTACTGCTCCATACCAAGCAACGCTAGGCGCAGTCGGGCCTTTCTACTCCGAGGCTGGATTTGAGATCGCATTCGACTTAAGTCTTAACCCCGTAACTGTTGATGGTATGGGTACGGTTGATATGTCGCTCCAGAATCTCGGCGTGAACATCACCTGCATTCCGACTGGGGCTTTAGCTAATTCATTCGATACCTATTTCGGATCGTTGGATGTTGGTGAGGATCTCGCAAACTCAACGCTCGATATCAGCACTAGCACATCTGGCGGATTGAATTTCGACTGCCTTGCTGTGCAAGTGATCGATATTCAGAAACGATTCAGTCCAACCGACAATCGAGTCGGTCAGCTTACCATGGCGGCTCGGCGCACATTCACATCTGGATCACCTAACGCATTGTTCACTGTTCTCACAGTCGCATAATGTACGCTGCCGCATTCATAGGCGATAAGATCATCGATCTTGCTGGATGGGATCAAGGCCCTGGGGCTGAGACATCAAATCTCAGCATCTCGTATGATAGCCAATTCCAATCGGTGTCCTATGTTGGCGGCACTTGGGGGCGTCAATTCTGGCGTCCCGGAACAATGGCGACTGTGTCGTTTGATAGTCGGTTTAGTTTGGTTGATGCAGAAAGTAATCAATACCAGAGATTCGTTTCATACTTTCTACTTGTATTGCCTACTTATTTCTCAAATCAGCAAAATTCTATATTTAAACTGACCCAACCTTACCCAACTTTTATGGGAACTAGGCAGGTCGAAACTACAACTGGCGTGGGTACAGTAACTGGGGCAGGAAATGTGCGAGCAATCCTGACTGCATCTGGCATTGATTCCAATCCATTTGCGTTTGATGTCCCGGTAACTCTTGGACAGACTGCATCACAATGGATGGCAACAGTTCGGGCTTATTTTTCCATAATCCCTCAGATTCAAATGCTTTTTGCTGTATCTGGATCCGGAGCTGATATGATCCTGACTCGACGCAGCCCATATGCTTCTAACGATTCAACTTTGAACATCTCGATTGGCGGAACCGGAACCACTGCAACCGGAATTACTGCATCCCCAACATCGGTAAATACGACAGCAGGGGTTGCATTCAGTCCGATGAATGAGATTACATTCTATGACGCAAATGTATCCGTTGCCGCATCACAAGTAGGCACATCCGTCCTGCTCAACACATCCGTAACTGGACGATTAATCGCCCCATAATATGGCATCGAAAAAGGTCAACATTGACATCAGCACTACGGCTAATACGGCTGGGGCTACGCAAGCTGCTGCTGCGATGGATAAGCTGTCTACGGCTAATACGAAAGCAGCTACTGCTACTGGCAATGTTGGAAGCCTAGCAGCACAGGCTGGCTATCAGGTTCAAGACTTTGCGACTCAGGTTTCCATGGGAACCAGCGCATTTACGGCATTCGCTCAACAGGCTCCACAACTACTTGGCGCATTCGGCCCAAAAGGGGCAATCATCGGGGCTTTCGTTGCCGTTGGTGCAATTGTTGCCAAAGTCGCCTATGAGATAGTAACTGGATCCGGTGATGCAGAGGAGGCGTTAAGAAAAACCACAGAAGCAACAGAGGAGTTCCAAGATAAGTTAATAAAACTTTATGAAGCTCAAGGCGGCGAGAAATCCAAGGCTGCGATTAGCTCAATTGAGAGGCAATCCCAATTAACGAACATCCTCCGTGAAAGTGAACTTGGCTTAATTGATGTAAAAAACAATAGGATCAAAACCGAAGAGGATTTAGCTAAGAAGCAAGATGATCTAACGGAAAAAGCCATTAGATATTTGGCGCAGATCGGGCAGATTACAAATGCTGAAGCTGCATTAGATGAGCTACGGAAACAATCAGCGGAAAGGCAAAAAGAAGCTGCGATCGCTGATATAGAGGCTGGGGTTCAAGGTGAAATCGCAAGATATAACAACATCAAGAGTCAAAGAGATGATCTCGATCGTGAAGTTTCTGATGCAGAAGCTAGGATTGCTAGGCTACAACAGCAACAGCAAGATTTAACAAATCAACTAAATATCTCTAGAGCATCAGATGAGAGACTAATAAAAGCGGGTGTTGAGGGTGAGGGATTTAAATCATCCGCAGTAGCTCAAGCGGAATCAAAACTTGCTGGAATAGAAAAGCAGATTTCTGGATTATTTGATTTCATCGATCAAGCACCACAAAGAATTGGTGAGCTTACTACTGCATCTTATACTCAAGCTGCCAAAGTTGATCAGGCTATTGAGGGTGCAAAGATCGAAATCGAAAAGATCGAATCGGAATACAAGTTGTCCGAGAAATCCCAAGCAATAACGGCAGCATCCCAGCAAATGAGCGGGGCGGCTCAAGCGATATCTACTGCCATTGAAAGTTTTGAGCCAATCAATCAGGCGCAAGAGAACGCCAAGAATCAATTGCTACAGGCGGCGGCAGATGGTCAAATTACTGCCAATGAGCAACAGCAAGTTGCGGCAAGTCTCAATACCCTAATGGGAACACTCAGGGCCGGGCAGAATACATCTATCTCTACGCTTCAGGAATTGATCCGCATAAATAATGAATTGGTAAGCAAGATAGGAGCTGCTAATAATGCTATCTCCGACTTGCGCTCTCGCGTAAATAATCTAGCACTCCCGCAAAGATAACACCATGCCAGTAAATTGGACAATCAAAGGTGAAACTGGACAAGGTTGGGATGATTCAGTCACAACCCTAGAGGCTAGGAATATCAGTTCCGCCAAGCTAGATTTCAAGAGTCTTGAGGCAGATGAGCTTACATTTAATATCGCTCTACAGGATGTAACCGCCGCGCAATATGTTGCGACTCCAGCAGTTAGCCCGGATTCATCGGTTCAGACAAGTTCGACCGTTGCCGTTACTGTGACATGTGCAACCGCTGGCGCTACGATCAGATACACGACAGACGGATCGAATCCAAATTCATCAAGCCCTGTTGTGGCAAATGGCGCGACACTAACGATCGCTAACCCATCAACGCTCAAGGTTTTTGCTGAGAAGGCGGGATTGCTGGATAGCGATACACAAGTCGCAGAATATGTAGTTCAAGGCGTGATAGCCACTGGCGGATCCGTTACTGATACAACAGGATTTAGAACACACACATTCCTTGCGTCAGATTCATTTGTCGTAACCAACCCGGGAACCATTGAATATCTTGTCGTCGCGGGTGGCGGATCAGGCGGCGGCAATTCATCAAATCGATCTGGTGGCGGTGGTGGGGCTGGAGGATTCAAGACTGGATCAATCGCAGTCACCGCCGGAACATATGCAATCACAGTCGGCGATGGTGGCATGGCGCTAGTCCCTCAAACCGCCGCATCGGATGGAGGCGGTTCCTCAATTGGAACGCTAGTGACCTGCTCGGGCGGCGGTGGTGGAGCGAGCGTATCAGGCACAACCGCAGTCGCTGGGCGAGCGGGTGGATCTGGCGGTGGCGGAACATGTGCTGGTGCTGGCGGAACCGGAATTACCGGGCAGGGGCGGAATGGTGGCGGATCTGCATCAACCACATCTGGAACCGGTGGCGGATCTGGGGCTGTAGGGGCGAATGTCAGCGTGGCAACTGCAAATGGCGGGGCCGGAACTGCGTCAAGCATCACCGGGACAGCCGTGACATATTCGGTTGGTGGCGGAGTCAGGGATCCATCGCTCACTACCGGAAATACTGTTGATGGTTCAGTCATACAAAATACCGGACGGGGTGGGGCAGGGGTGTTTAAAAAAGCAACAATCAGGATCGGCGCTAATGGATCGTCGGGGATCGTGGTTATTAAATACGCCACAGTTCAGGCTCCAAACCCTAGCAATATCCCATCATTAAATACCGTAATCCCAACTCTGAGACAGGAAGTGACGCTTTACAGGGATGGAGTTAGCTTCTTCTTTGGTAATGTCACGAATGTCCGCAGTTCAATTCAAAGCGGATCGCATGACTTCCAGATCACTGTATCTGGGCCATGGTGGTTTCTAGAAAAGGTTCCATTTACCAGCGTTAGGCAAGATGGATCAGGAACATCTGGGGAAAGAATTACTTATGTGTTCGGGACTGCTAGTGCCGGGCAGAACCTAAAGACCAGCATTGAGCAAGCGATCGATAGGGCAAATCAACTTGGATGCCCAATCGCCCCGATCAGCGGAGGATCATCGGTTGCTGCGATGACCGCATTCCCAAGAATCACTCTTAACCAATCGACATGCGGACAGGTTATTTCTGAGCTTGTCAGGTTAGTTCCAGACGCAATGTCATATTTTGATTATGCTACATATCCTGCAAAATTGATTGTGACGCGCAGGCCCACTGCTGGCGCAGTAACATTTAACCAATCTACATCCCCGATAACTTCAATCGATATCAACCCAATCATTGAACTTGAGGTTCAGCAAGTGACATTGCCATCGGTAACGAGGAATACAGTAGGTAGAACAGTATTCCAGAAACAGGAATCTGGATCTGCTCAGACTGGGAAGAACATAACAAAACGGCAGGTGATTACAATATCTGGGCCTGAGTTAGATACATTCCTGCCGAATGATTTGTTTGAGAACCAGACAATTACGACAAGCGGTAGTATTGCTAACTTGGCGCATGATTCGGACTCGTCTTGTGTTAGCGCGGCTAAGGCCGCTGGTCTTAGTAGGTTGCCTATTGGAATAGAATATACAGCTAGAACGCTTGTTAATGTTAGAACAAGGGCTGACTATGTCGGCCTACCTTCAAGTAATGTTACAAAAAAGAATTTTACTGTTGGTGGATATTCTATAAAAGATAAATCAGGTAACTCTCTCTCTGGGCATTCTATTATTACATCTGGAACACCAGCTGATTGGGCTGGCATAACTACTGTTAATGTTACTGTTTCTGGAAGCATGTATTTAATATGGACTAGAGATACAGGAGATGAAACACCGACAAGATACAGACCTAGTTATATTGATGCCGCTGGGTTTTCGTTTGTTGAGAGTGGATACACGGGGCAATCTTCTGATTCAAATTGGGTGTTTTACTATCAAAAACCATTCTCATTCTCTGCCGTAGCTACTCCCGGAGGTTCAAGCTCCACGACAGTTTACAAACCCGCTGATTACTCGTTCATCAATCCACCCGCAGGGCTTGCTGACTTCCTAAAATCAAGCCAGAACTGGATCCCATACGAGGGCGCAATCACTCTTGAAGAAGAGGATGTTGGTGCGACTCGATACCGAGGCAATAAGATCAACCTGATCAATTCAATTCCGGCATATTCCACCATGGGCGCATTGGTGTCCGGCGAATCGCTGGAGATCGAAACCGGACGAACCACGATCAGCCTCGGTGCTCCGGCTCGGAATGATTACCGAACGCTGGTGGATAAAATTCGCAAGACATCGCAAGATAACATTGTTTACGTCTAAAAGTCATGGCCCAATTTTCAACCAACAAGGATGCATTTGGAAATGTCACCGCTGAAACTGGCGCGGTTATTGATATCTCACAATCCACGACATTTTACAAATATATCGGCAATACGGAAACCGCTGCTGTATTAGTGGATCCAGTATCGAATACCGCAAGATTCGCCCCAAGGTTCGCTGGCGGGTCAGGTCGAAACATCCTCATTCGGAACAATGTCGTTCCGGGATCAACCCCATATGGTTGGATGTTTCCATACGCATCCGAATCATGGTTGGCTGAAGATGGGGTTTTCTACGCGAGCGTGAATGGATCCGGTGAGATTGAATTCTCCGATGACACAGACATCATTGCGGTTTCTGATCCATATCCATTCCCGACATCTGGATATAATATCGGTGCAGCAAATCAAAGTTACGGGTGGGGTGGGACTTTCCCTCCGGGCGGCGGGCCGGGAACTAGGACAATTACGCTAGGATCAGGAATTGGTGAGGTTGCATTCAAATCTGATGGATTTACTTCTGGAGCATCAACATTCCGCTTTGAGGTTGTATGGAATGGAACAACTGTGATCGATACCGGGAGCCTTGCAAGCGGCTCATCTTTCTCCCATTCATTCATCAAAACAACAGCATCCCCGGCAACAATATCGGTGACGCTTACCAGCGCATCAACAACTGGAGCCGGTTATGTGGAAATCGGCAGCAATGAAGCCAGAACTGATTTCACGGCAGACTCAACTTCATATGGTGATGGGTTGAATGGAGGAACACCATTTACTCTGAACTGCACTTACGAGAATGGCGGCGGAGAGATAACCGCTGAGGTTATATCGAATACATTATTCGGTGATGATGACCCTGTGGTGTTTACGCAGTCGAAATATGATTGGCAGAATTGGACTGATCCGACCTCAACGTATTTCGTCAATATCGACGCGACCGGGCTGGCTTCAATCAGCGATGCAACAGACGTGATTGCTGAGCGAGTAGAGTTGCTGAATTTGGATCCCACCGGATCATATGCAGCTACCGCATATGGCAAGACAACTTACAATGTTGACGAGGATTTCAATATCTCAATTCTCCCAATTGAAAAAAACTCACAGACACTTGTGACGTATCTCGCAATGGATGTCACCGGGACTGTGTTGGATGACGTGCGCGGCCCATTCTCTGACCCTGCACTTCCGGCTAATACGTCCACTGTGAAATACCTGCCAATTTCGACATCTGATGTTACAACCGGGGTGATTACGCAGCTTTTAGAGGGAACCTTGGTATTGAGATAATCCTTGCCAAATCGCATGGGTTATGGTATGCAAATCGGCGCAATGGCGGGAACAAATCTTAATGCCCATTCCGGCGAAACATTGAGCTTATCCTTTTCCTGCAAGGACGAGGATGGCGCGGCATTCAACCTCACCGGATATTCCGCCCGGGCCAAGGTTCGTTCCACAATCGCATCCAGCATTGTGGTGGTCGATCTAACCCCGACAATCCCCACCCCGGCAAATGGAATCATTGTCGTATCGAAAACCGACGAGCAGACTGCTAATGTTCCGCCCGGCGTTTACCAATGGGATTTGGTGCTGGATACCCCATCTGGCGGGGTGATTTACATCGCTGGCGGCACAATCAAGTTCCGTCAAATCGCATCTCGATCATGAGCATAGAAATCGTAGAAATCAGATCATCATCTGATGAGCCATCAATTGTTTCCATCAATCAAGGCCCATCTGGGCCGCCGAATATCCTTACAATCGGAACGGTGGAGAGTGGTGCTTCCGCATTTGCGAACATTACCGGATCATCCCCAAGTCAAGAATTGAATCTAGTTCTGCCCAAGGGTGATCAAGGCATCCAAGGTGACCGTGCTGGGCTGAAATACAGATTCGACACGAGCACAAGCCCCGGCGCACCGAGTCCCGGGCATCTTAAATTTAATAGCTCAACTTTAAGTGCTGTGACTCGGATTGCGATTCGGGATACGGATTTTGACGGCACAAGCACCAGTGCATTACTAGAGTTAATTGATGACTCGACATCGGTAATCAAGGCGCGGGTTGTGATCCGTAGCAACTCAAATTCAGACACCAGTCATTTTAATTTCCTTGTCACAAGCGTAACTGACGAGGGCAATCATCATCACATCAATGGAACATACGTATCGGGTTCCGCTTTTGATAGTAACGAGATTGTCGCGTTTGATTTCTTTGTGACCGGGGACAAGGGCGATACAGGTCAGACTGGCCTAACCGGGGACACCGGCCCCACCGGCCCAGAGCCATCTCTCACGATCGCCGATAACGCAGCGACATCGATCACGCTCGCCGATACCGACAACAACCTCGTGGTGCGCTGCACAGCATCATCCGCCGTCACCATCACCGTGCCATCGACGCTCGCGGCTGGGTTTTCGTGCATGGTCATTCAAGCAGGCACAGGCCGCATCACTTTCCAAGCAGGCGCAGGCGCAACGATCAACTCCTTCGGCAACCTGCTCGCCACCGCAGGGCAGCACGCACCGGCCTCGCTCATGCGGGTTGGGGCGGGAGTCTACAACCTGAGCGGTAACCTCGTATGATGATCCTCAAGACATCGCGAGCGAACCTATCGAGCAACGACCAGTTGTCGCTCGACCTTCCGTTTGCGGCGACCAAATCGCTCACCGCTCGGGTCGGCCCAACGCCAACCTTTACCCGCGCGAGTAGTGCCACATTCGTGGGTAGCAATGGCTTGATCCAGACTGCCGCTGTTAATGTTGCCCGCTTCGACCACGACCCCGTGACTCTTGCGAGCCGTGGGTTGCTGATCGAGGAGTCGAGGACGAATTTACTTTCGAGGAGTGAGGATTTTGCTAATTCTACATGGGTTAAATCAAATTCAAGCATTTCTGGAACCCTATACACCGCACCAACTGGAGCATCAACTGCAAACGAACTGGTAGAGGATTCTCTGAATGCTACACATACTTGCGTCCAGAACACTGTAACCGCAACCATTGGGGCAACATATACATTTTCAGTATTTGTAAAAAGAAAACCATCAAGCAATCAGTTTTTATTGATTGGGGCAACAAATTTAGTTACAGCTTCCTTTATATCCGTGAATTTAACCAACGGAGTAATATCGACTGGCATTGGATCTCCCGGAGTACCGATAAATGTCAGTTCCACAGCTTATCCAGATGGTTGGTATAGAGTTCAGTTTTCAGTTGTTGCAACCTCTGCCGCATCCGCTACTCTTGATATAAGATTATCGAGAAATGGGATTTGGGCTAACAGGGTTTATTTAGGAGATGGGGTTCAATCGTCCCTTATTTGGGGCGCACAACTAGAAGTCGGCTCCTTCCCCACCTCCTACATCTCGACAACGACTGCCAGCGTGGTGCGTAGCGCGGATGTGTGCAGTATTACGGGGGGTGACTTTACGAGCTTCTATAATCAGAGCGAAGGGACGATGCTGACAAACGCATTTACTCCCGCGAGCGGGGATAGAACAGTTCTCACCGCAGATGACAACACCGCCAATGAAATGATACGACTTAGAACAGAGGGAACTAATCCCTTTTTCAAAGTCACAGATGGCGGCAGCGAACTTGTGGCCATTGATGCAGGAACGGTTTCGGCCAATACATCATTCAAGCTCATTGGGGCTTACAAGCTAGACGACTTTGCTTCCAGCATCAATGGTGGCGCGGCTGTAACCGATACAAGCGGGACGACCCCAACTGTTGACCGCATGAGAATCGGCGCAGGGCAAGGTGGCAACACGATGTGTGGATGTGTCGAGTCACTCCGCTACTACAAGAAACGCCTGCCCAACGCAAAACTCCAAGCCCTCACGGTATGACCGACTACCTTCTCAAATTTCCCGACCGCGCCACCGCAGTCCAATTCGGGCTAGCAAACGGCTTTGCGACCATCGACGAGGACGGCAACGAGCAAATCACCCTCGCGTCCCATGAGTACGCGCTCCACATCATCGGCGAGCATAATGGCGATGGACAATGGTGGGTGCTGTTCCGCGATCTGATCGGCATCCCGATTCCCGCAGGCGGCGAGCAGTTTATTTTCTGGGCATCCGACTGGACAGTCGAGGATGACGCTGGCAGCGAGATCTCCATTCCCAGACCAGAATTTAACCCCGATGTCCCGAATGTCTTTTGGGCATAATCTCAACACATACACACATCATGAAAACTACCGCACTAGGCATCTTAACAATCGTCGCAACGCTCGCCAATGTGGGCGTTCAAGTCCTTAAAGGTGGCAACCCAGATTTCATGGGTGCTATCGCCGCACTCACCGCGGGTTTCGGCCTCGTTAAAGCGCAAGATAGCCGCCGCTAATGACCATCCCTGTTGAATGGATCCTCGGTGTCTTGATCGGCCTTGGTAGCGTAATTGCCACCTTGGCCGGGTTACTCTGGCGCACCATGAACAATCGGCTTGAAGCGCAAGACCGGATCATTTCCAATCTGCAAACTGAAGTTGCTAGGCTATCCAAAGGCTGCGGCATGGATTCCTGCATCTGGAGGCGGATTGCTTGACTTATGAACAATAGGTCAAGCCCAACTTGACATATCAAGCATGACCTATACGGAAATCTACCATCTGCAAAAGCGGATCGGAACCACCCCTGATGGATTTTGGGGGCGCAAGTCAATTGCTGCATGTCAGACGCATCTTAAATCCCTCATGCCATTGGAAAACCCTTGGCCTCGATCGGATCAGGCATCGCTGATGGAATTTTACGGCAATGCCGGCGATGAATCTAAACTCGTCCCGATTGACGTATCCGGCCTCGGCGTGAGATATGATGGGCAAAAGGTCAAATCTATTCGATGCCATCGCAAGGTTGCCGATTCCCTCCATCGCGTGCTAGTGTCAATCGATGGCGGATCATGCGGATGGATCCTCGAGCAATACGCTGGATGTTATAACAACCGACCGATGCGCGGCGGATTGCTTCCATCGCTTCACGCTCGGGGTGCTGCAATCGATCTGGATCCTGCACCAAATGGCAATCATCGAGCTTGGCCGATTAACGCGACCATGCCGATTCAGGTCATGGAAGAATTCGCCAAAGAAGGTTGGCTTGCTGCCGGGGCATTCTGGGGGCGTGATGCAATGCATTTTCAAGCAACGAGATGAAAATTCCTAAATCAGTCTTAATTGGCGGACAGCGGGTCAGTATATCCGTAGAAGAAAACCTTTCCGAATATGGACAATTCTGCCTTGATAACTTAAAGATAACGCTAAGAAAAGCAGACCCGCAGACTATGGAATTAACACTCAGGCATGAGATGATCCATGCGGCATTTGCCATTTCAGGTTTAAGCTATTCTAAGTCATTTGACGATATTGAGGAATCAGTAGTGAGATGCCTTGAAAATACATTCTTTCCGGCATGGACTAAATTGACTCAAAAAGTTAAACGCAAATGAAATCTAAATCTAAAGTTATCCTTCTTCTCTCTGATCTCCACATCGGATCCACAGTCGGCCTTTGGCCCGAGGGCTTTGTTTGCAACGAAGGTTTCCCGATCGGGCAGAATAAATTTCAGGAGTGGCTTTGGGCCTGCTGGCAAGACATGCTCGGATGGGCAAAGGCCACCATCGGCAAGGACGATTTCGAGCTTGTCCTCAATGGTGACCTATGTGAAGGCATCCACCATCGAACATTGCAGGTTATGTCCGCAGATGTTAGTGACCAGACAACTGCCGTGCTTGATGTCCTCGGTTTGCTATCAGCCCGGGCGAGCCGGGTTCATGTCGTCAAAGGCACGGAGTGCCACACCCGCAATGACGAGATCCGCATCGGGGCTGCATTGAACGGAACACGTGACCCGCAGACTGGTCAACACGCATGGGATCGCCTCGACCTCGATGTGAACGGATGCCTCGTTTCATTCGCTCACCACATCGGCACCACCTCGCGCCCCTACCTCGAAGCGGCACAACACAGCATCAATCTTGGCGTGGAAATACACGAAGCGGCACGCATGGGCAGACCGATCCCGAAGGTGATCTGTCGGGCGCACAGGCATCGGCATGGCGTGTGGTCTGACGGAAACTCGATGTCGATCGTTACTGGAGCATGGCAGGGAATTACACGATTCGGGCGCAAAGTTGTCCCGGCTGCAATACCGCAACCTAGCGCGGTCATTCTCGACTGGCGATCGGTTGAGAAAGGCGAACTACCGATTGTCCATCCGCGAGTTTATACTGCAAAATAACATGGCTAAGAAACTAGGAAACCTGTCGAGTCTGCAATTTGCTCTTTCAAAATTAGTTGATGAGCCGCAGCAAGATGATGAATTTAGCGTGATGGATTTTGTCGATGAGGCAAAAAAAACTGATCCGAAAATGACTTACACCATAGCTAAAAACAGAATTGGTTCAATGTGTGAAAATAACACCCTAACAAAAAGGTCAATCCGCCGAAATGGGACAATGATAAATATCTATAAAAAAGCGTGATCGACCAAGAGCAAATTACATGGGAATCACAATTTGCAATCGTTTATTTCCGCTCAAAAGCGATCCCATGCCAGACATGCGGGAAACAACCTGATCACGATTACCAACCCGGTAGCAGGTTGATTTGGTGCGGTGGAAAATCCTGCAAGCGATCGATAACCGATTCGGGTTTAGTTGATGGATTTAGCGACTGGAACACCATACAAAATAACCTTGCAATGCATAAACGAAAATCTTAATCTCCCGGCGGGGCGTTTGGTTCGCGTTCCTGTTTCATGTTTCCGCCCCGGGGTTTGATTCCCCGGGGCGGTTTAGTTTAGATTGGGATCCAAACGCAACGTTGGCGAATCTGGGAGCCGAATGCCATTACCCCCATGCGTTTTGCTCCGGTCACTCGCTCAAGTTGGTGTTTCCATTTACTTGCGCCCCATGCGGTCGGGCTGAATATCTGCTCAAGAGCGGGATGGTTATTCGCTACGAATATGCCCCGGCTATCTGCGCAGAACCTAACCCCATGCCGCTGCAATGCATCCATGCGGTCTTTCCGGCGCATCATTGTCCCAGCATCATCGGCGGAAAGCGGATCGCTTTGGATGTCTGCGATAACCTCAGAAATCGTGCGCTGATAATTTACCCCGGCAACATCGAACCTGATCGAACTTGCAGCGAGATGGGCAAGGCATTGGTTTTCGTCATTGTCCACATCCTCTGATTTGAATCCGGCCCAATCTTGCCGCTGCATAAATTCAAGAGCGATCACATCACTCACCTGCTTGCTTGTAGTAAGAGAATACGCCCCGGCTAGCAATGCCCCGATCTGATCTGCACTGCGTTTATCCCCGGTGAAATCAACCGCAACACGTGAAAAGATTTCGCAATTCTCTCGGATGATTTTTGCGTTTTTAATGCACCTTGCTCGGAATTTACTACAATAGCTATCATTTGATACAGTAGATTTCCATAATGCTACCACCTTGTCGAAATGATCGGCGGCATCCCGCCCAATGTTTTTGCGAAGTTGAAGGATTGAAATGCGACTCACATCGGACTTTTTGACTGCCGCAACTCCGATCGACGCAAAGCAAAATGCTGATCGGATCAGATAGGTGACCGAACCGCCCTGTGCCGTGCCTTTGACGATCCCAGCTCCGGTTTCCGTTGATGATTGCCGGGCAAGGGTCAGGATCGATTCAAACCTCATCTGTGACGCTTTATCCTCAGATTCCGCTTCATCAAATACCACCGGAAGAGAATCGGAACCAAGCATCCCGCGAATGCCTGCCTCGGATGTCGCGCCCTGCACATGCAATGCAGCATCACCAACAATCGGCTGGATGATGTTTGAGACGATCCATGATTTCCCTGACCCGCTCGGCCCGGTCACCCACATATGCGGTCGCCAACGCAATGCTCCGCCGATTGGGGCGAGGGCAAGCCACCCGGCGAGCAGTTTGCCATACAATGGACGCTCCCACGATAGCATCTCGCACAGGTCGATCAATTTAGCTGAATCAGCATTGGTCAAAATTGAATCAGTCTCGGCATCAATCCGTAATGCGCCATGATAAATCGCCCGGCGTGATGAATTGTATTTAGGGATCGGGACATCACCACCATTGATCAGCAGCCGATCGCCGGCATGGTAAACGATATCCCCGCCATCGATCCAGCAACCCCGGCCCCGGATCCTCCGGGAATCGAACATTGGCATGGATTGCGATCTCTGAATTAGTGCATTGATTGCCGCATCCCAATTCGTCCCTTGGCTATTGCCGGGAAACACGATCTCCCAAGACTGAAGTGGCGCAAGGCGCATCAGGTTATTCTTGGAATGGGCCGATGCTGCTAAACTCACAATCTGTTGCGATTTATCCGGCATGTAGTAAAACAACTCGCCATCGGCCCCGAGCAGGCGAAACGGCATGTCGGCAATCCGATCGGTCTGGAATGAATCAGTGTCTGCATCCTCGCCCGGCCCCGGCGCGATCGATGTCCGAGCCTCGGCATGATCGATCAGTTGGCGCATCTGTTCTAGGGTGGCATCGGCAGCATCCCATCCGGCTTCAGCATCAACTGGCGGCACAACCATGCTAATTCGCGCACAGATCGATTCTAGGCGCTTTGCAATGGATTCAGCGGCAAGGAACCCCGGAGAATCATTGTCGGGCCATATGACGCATTCTCGGTCACGCAATGGCTCCCAGTAGGTTTTGCCATGCGCCGATGATCCGCCGGACCAAGTGGTCGCATTCCAGCCCGCAGCGATCAAGGCGGAGGCAGCTTTTTCACCCTCAGCAATGATGATCGGATCTGAATTCCTGATGATTTCCGGCAGATTATATAGCGGGCGAGGCTCCGCCATTGCCTTCCATTTCCACCCTGTTGCGCCTGATGTCGACTTGCACCATGTCAGCGGCAAAACCTCTTTACCCGCTGGCGTATCGAACCGGGCGACATATCCGCGAATTTCCTTATCCTTGCCCAAATACTCCCAGACCGCTGCGGGTTTTCTGCCTTTATTCATCAGCACAAACTCATTTGCTGGCTCGGGAGCAAATTGCATCGAAACCCATGTATCGGATTTCGATGGCGCAGGGGTTGGCGCGGATCCTATTTTGCCAGCAAGCCATTCTGCCGCAGATTTTATGTCAGTATCCCGGGCGAGTTGGATCAGTCTTAAAATTCCACCCTTGTCCCCGGTGGCAAAATCAGACCACATCCCGGTTTGGGTGTTGATCGACATCGATGTTCCCGATTCGCCACTTAATGACCCGATTTTCCACTCCTTTCCCGATTTCTTCCCCTGCGGGAACATTTCGCGCACGATGGATTCGATGTATGGTAATGCCTTTTGGTTCAGTTCGCTGAAGTCATGGTTCATGTTATTATTTTAGCTTGGTTCGCTGCTTTGTAAATTGCTTGGAGTTGATGAAGCGGAAGTGATGCGAGTGTTGACAGAATTTGCTGCCTTTCGTCAAGAGTATCGACGATTGTGCATAAATATCTGCAATTATCCGTTTTCTTGGTCTTCAATTTGATGCCGTAGCGTTTTGCGCTCGCCATCGCAGATGCCTTTGCCGTGGCATCTGCGATGAACGAGTCACCAACGATTGAATCGGCAAAAAATTCCTTCCAGTTTACCCGATCAGAATATGACATTTCCGTCCTGCTCCACTTGTGCGACAACTGCCGGGTTTGGTTGTTGGGCTTGTTTCTGTCCTACGATTTTACCATTGCCCAAGATCGGCCCCTTCTCTCCGGACTCCCGTCGGGTCTGCCCCAGATCCTGAACGACCATGTAATGGTTGCCGAATCGATCTTCGCCATCCCGATTGCCCAACAGCGTGATGTCGATGTATTTTCCTTTTTCGCCGTGATGAATTGCGGATTTATCAATCTTGGTGACATCAATTTTTACTCTAATTATGTTGCTCATGTTATTTATTTTTTAGTGTTATTTGGGGAGATTATCTTTTCGGCATCCTCGACTGACCGGGCAATCCCCGCCAATCCACCCGCCTGATTTACAATGTTCTGCCAAGCAATTTGATCGGGCCTTGGCTTCCCGGTTGGTGATTTTACCTCGATCGATACGAATTGGGCAATGTTTTCTCCGACATCCTCCGGGGTGATTTCACGAGATACCCATCCGATTAGATCGGATGATCCCTTCGCTAATCCATATCGAATCAAGCGCCCCTTGCTATCCCGGGTCGCTCCGACATTGTTGCGGAACAATCGGACCGGACCATTTCCGACTTGCTGCCGGATCAGGGATTGGATGTCGGATTCAGTCATTGCAGTTCCCGGATGCCTGATTCGATTTTTCGCATCCTGTGCTCAAGTTTTACCATTATCGTTTCAATCTGCGCGTCTTGTAGCAGTGCAACCTCGCGCCACCGATCGGCCTCCGCTTTCCAGTATTCGCATTCAGATTGCGCCTTGTTACGTTCATCAATAATCTTGTTAATGCAGCTTTCGATATTGTCCATCTTTGTATTGTTTGTTGATTGGGTTGCTCATGCGCGTTCTTTTCCGCAGTCGGGGCAGTAATCCCCCATCGGCTCAATTCGGGAGAAATATGGATCTTTGTCGCTGCCGCAATGCGGGCAGACAATATCGTCGGTATCCTTCCTGAAGATCTCGTCATAGTTGTCGCGGTATGCCTCGCCGTCCACCGGGCGCGGGGTGTCGCCTTTACCTGCTTGGTTGTTGTTTATCTGCATTTTGGGTGTCCTTTCCCCCTTAAGTCATCATTGCAGATCCCGTTCTCAAATCTCATGGAGTAAACTAGACGAAGATTGTATTCATCCTCGTAATCCGTCTCTAAATCACTGCAAAAATCCGGAACACCCCATTGTTTATAAACAAAAGCTCTCCAGTTGAACCCACAATCAGGGTTTACTGAATCTTCACCTACACCCCATTGAGTGCCTAATGAAGAAGGATTTCCTATTACACAATAAACCTGCCATTCATATGGGAGCAGTCCGCTTAGTTCCATCAATTTATCTAACACATTATGTGCTGCCTCTATTGTTGGTTTCACTTCAATAAACAATTTACCAATCTGAAAATCTGGACAATAATTTCCAGTTTTCAGCGAATAACCTTCCGGCTCATAAATCCAATCTAAATTCAAAGTATCAAAATACGCGGCCCATCTAGCTTCCATTCGCGACCTAAACTCAATACCGCGATACCAAGAAGGTAGGCTTTTTGGTGAAAATCCACTAATGTCGCTTCGTATTATAAAGTCACTCATCGCTCCCTCCTTTCACGGCGGCGATCTTCTCGTTCCACGGTTTAAGGTATTCGTCGATTTGCTCGATAGTGCATTCTGAAAACCGCCCCCACATAACATTTACGCGAATCATCGCAGTCAACTCGCGAGCGATAGCCGCCAGCCTGTCGCGTTGCTCGGTGACGGCGGCGACTTCCGTAGCGAGTCCAAGATTCGCTTCACGCAGCACCTCGATATCTTTCGGAAGCATTCCATCTGGCAGCCCTTGTGCTAGTTTGTCTGCATACTCCCGCGCCTCGTCGCGCTCTTCTCTTGTCTTTTTCCAAGTTGCAATAGCTTCGTTTGCAAGTGCGCGCTCGCGTTCCACCTCGCGTTCGAGCTTGTTCAGTAGCTGACACAATGCCTGTGCCTCGTCCCTAGTGTTGATGTGAAATCCATCATTCCATCCCCGCTCGTTTTTGCGGCGAAGCCTCCACATGTGGTAATAGCCCACATCGCAGAATGTTTCCCATTGGTTGCTCATGACTGAACCCCCTTCCACGCTGCAAGTGCTGATGCCGTTTCAGTTGCCTCATCAGTGTTGATCCAATGTTTGAATGTCAGCAACAATGCCTCTGCAAGCCGGGTTGCGATCGCATGATCAACATCCCGCTTGCGTTGCAGTTGTTCCAATCTTCCGCGCAAAACGCATTCACGCTCAGACGATTTCCCAAGCAGTAGACATTGTTCGTTCACTTCATCCTGCAATTCTCGATTTGCCACAATCAAGGCGGATTCCCGATTGGTTACAGCACGTAGCACTTTGCACATGGATGTTATGCTAATATGCTCGCTTGCCATCCCCCCGCATGTCGCGCATTCGTAATCATCCTCGCTCAGCATCGGCCTTGAGCATGTTGGGCAGTCTGATAGATCGCTCATGGCAACACCTCCGGTTTGATCTCAAAATCGAATACCTCGTCAATCTCGTTCCAGATTTCAGTTTCGATGGATTCAATGATCCTTGAAGGATCGGGTGAATCAGTATGCTTATGCGCCCTATGGTATCCATAATCGATTCCCCGCTCGATTGCTTGCGTTAGTATTGTTCGTATGTTTGGTTTCATGTTGATTCATTTACTTCCCTGCCGTGCTATCCACGTGTGTTTAGCCCATCCGTAGGGGTTTTTGTATCCTCGTCTCTTGCCTAAAGCCACCAACTCGTCAAGAGTTTGCGCCCGGCCTTGCTCTTTTTTCCTAGCCCTGACCGGATCATGCACCATGCCGCATTTCGGGCATGACGCATCCCACCGGGAATGGACATGCTGGCATCCGGGGCATTGCTGGAACCTTGTGTCCAAGGCAACCAGATCTCCGCCGACCACCTCGATCTGCCGCCCATCTGTGACATATTCATTGCCGCATTCAGGGCAGGATGCCGCCCATGGGTGACAGGCGAAACATCCCGGGCATTGCCGGGTTTTGATCGCGTCCTCGGCTTTGGCTTTCTTTTTTCTCTTCTCCGCCCCATCTAGCGACCAATCCCGGACATCCTCGGCCAATCCATGCCGGGCGAGGTTGCCGGCGTGGTCTAGGATCACCGCCCGATCCTTCCCCGGGGCTGGGCGCAATACTCGTCCGATCTGCTGCAGGTGTAATCCCAGCGACTGGGTGGGGCGCAGTAGGATCCCAACCGATACGATCGGCAAGTCAAACCCCTCGTTGATGATCTCGCAGCTTGTGAGCACCTGCAATCGCCCATTGCCCAATGACCTAACCCTGTCCCGGCGATCCTCCGGTGACAGGGTGCCGTCGATCGTAGCAGCCCTAAACCCAGCCCGGCGGAATTCCTCAGCGACATGCTCGGCATGGGCAATTGATACGCAGAACACTACCGCTGGTTTCCCCGCGCAGATTCTGCGGTAATGGTCAACGGCATCCCCTGTAATTTTCGGCGCATCCATGACGGACTCTAATCCTTTCTGGTCATAATCCCCCCGGCGCAATTGAACCGATGCCATGTCGATGTGCTGCGGTGGGGCGTAGTAAACCGGGGCCGACAGATGCCCATCCCGGACAAGGTCGCGCACCTCGGGGCCGCGAACCAGATCCGAAAATACATCCCTCAAGCCCTTGCCATCGAGCCGCTCAGGGGTGGCTGTGACGCCAAGCACTCGGGCGGATCCAAACCGCTCGACTACCCTGCGCCATGACCCGGCAATCGCGTGGTGGGCTTCATCGATGACAATCAGATCAGGATCCATAACCCGATCGATCCGGCGGATTAACGTCTGAACCGATGCTACTTGGATAAGCTCAGATCCGTCCGATGTCCGCCCGGCGGCAATTACGCCATGAGGAACATCAAATGCCGTCAGCGTCCGGCTTGTCTGATCAACTAGCTCCTGCCGATGCACTAGGATGACCGTGCGCTTTTGATTATCCCGGGCCTTTTGCGCGATGTAGCAGAAAACCACAGTTTTCCCCGATCCAGTGGGACTGACCACCAGCACTCGCTGATGGCCGTCCCGGTAGGATTGCCGGACAGAATCAATCATGGAATCCTGATATGGTCGCAGCTTGATCATGCCCCGATCGCGTCCTTGATTATCAAATCCGCCACGATCGATCGATGCCATACAACACCGCGCAGATTGTAATTAACCCCGACCATGCCCTTGCGTTTTAGTTGATTCATTCTCGCTCTGGTGATGACCTGAGTTGTCCCAGTAAGCTCCGCGATTTCATCGGATGACTTCCCCTCACAAATCATCAGCGCAGCGGATTCGGCCATGCCCAATTTAACTTTAGACAAGCGGATTAACGCTCGGCTAACCAATTCCATATTTTCTTCCATGTTGATTTCTTTTCAGGTGATGCAAGTGCTCGAATGAGCGCAATTGTTACGATCGGGTCACGCCCGATTACGATTGTGGGGGTGCGCCATGGTGTCATGATAATTCCTCCATGATGTCGGCTGCGGTTTTGATTGCCGATGTCCCGGGATCGATGATCCTCAGACCAGTTGTAGTTTCCCCGGTCCGACCTCCGGGTTTGCGGATCCCATCTTGGACAGTCAGCGTGACCTCTTTACCAATCCATTGTTTGGTATCCGCGCCGAATTGCCGGCTGAGGGATTTCCGATTGGTGGCGTTCAGGATCATCTGCTTTTGGATTTTCTCAAACCCTACCGCAAACAACAGTTTCTCTTTGCGACCGCCATCCATTGGCACATCCTCATGTTTGTAAACCCCGGCAATAATGACCTGCTGAGGGCAGATGCCCAACAAATCTTCACTTGCGAGCCATGGGCTGGTTTTCATGCCCGACACTTTACCTGTGTATTGTTCTGTTTTCATGTTATTCGATTTCGATTTCCCAATGCGGGAGTTCAATTTGGTTTATGGTTGTTGGATACCCGGGCCATTCGCCGGACTGCGTGCATTCAAGATAGGTGTCGAGATTGCGTTTATATGCCTCCCGCCCGGCTAAAAGCGAATCTGGGCTGATCATATGGCATGCGACCAGATGCGGGGCTGACGATTCAACCGCGATAAATACCATGGGCCTTTCTTCCATGCCGCCCATGCCATCGCCGTAAAATGCAGCTTGGACATGGTAACGGTATTTGGCTACCGATCGCGCAAACCCCGGCCCGGCATCCTGCGTTGTCTTCAGGTCGATCAGCATGCCATTGCCCAAGATCGCATCCGGGCGGCAACGGCACTCGACGCCAGTTGCCGGATCAGTCCAGAACGTGGACACCTCGACGCTTTCGATTTGATCAAGCAACTTGCGAGCGATCGGGTGCGCCATGACCGCATCCCGGATGGAGATGATCCGGGTGTGCTCATCATTGGTAAGCAGTTCCTGATCCGGGTGGTTGGCTTGGAATTCCTCCCAGCGCAACTTCCCATCTTTAGTGCGCCGATCCAATGTCGGCATGACGACACACTCAGAATTAAACCTATCCGGCTCGAGTGTAGCCAGATGGGTGAGTGTGCCGATCCGCATTGCTGGGGTTGCATCCTGCGGGTTGGTTTGCGCCCATCGGTAATGGGCCGGGCTGCGGTTGATGAGGTCAAGGCCGGATTTCGATATGCTCGGATGAGCGTGGTATTCAGCGTTGGTCATATTTTTGGTAGGGGTTGAATGAGTCATAATCTATTTTGTCTTCTTCTGGTTCATAATCACATTGTGAACATGCGATCCATGGTGCGGTGGGGGGTTCCCAATAGGATCCCGAATCTCCCATGTCCCACTCGATTTTCCCGCCGCATTTCGGGCAGGGGTCATTTCGTTTAAGCATGAGGATCCTTTATTTCCTTTCTGGTTTGTTTGAGGACTTTTGCGACTCGGTCACGATCGATCTGCAATGGATAGTTCCCCGCCCAGATGATCGCGTATTTTCCTAGGTGGCCTGAAGCTCGGCTGCATATTCTGACTCGCTCCGCTCCGTATGACATGGTTTCAGTCTCTATGATGTAGCTATACCCCCATTCATCGGCTTTTCTGATTAGTTTGGGTGGCATGTTCTTAGTGGGTGAGATAATGCAGCGCGATGATTGCTCCGATGAATGCAAATCCGGTCAGGGCGGCAAGGCATGCGCCTAGCCAAAGCGGTGGTTCTGGTGGGAGTTTCATGTTGGTTCTGGTTGGTTGAGCCGGGGATGGAACCCGGCGGGGTTGGTTAGATCATTTCAATTCTGCCGTTGCGATAAACGCGCACCATTCCAAATGCAGCATCGATGTCGATGGATAAGATTGCTTTGTCGTTGAACATAAATTCAGCGATGTTGCGGATTTGGTCGAGTGTGGATGGTTTGTTCATGTTGGTTGGTTCTGGTTGGGTTGGGGTTGGGTGTCGCTCGCGGCGACATGAGTAAGATTGCTTATCCGGGGCGGAATGAAAAGAATTATTTTCATTATTTTCGTTTTCCTAGGTTTTATGCGGGTTGCAGGGCGAAAAAGCCCAAAAACCTACCCCATACAACCCCGAAATCCGGTAACGCAGGGAACAGGCCCAGTTACGGCGTAACTCATTGGTTTTCAATGCATTGGGTCAAAGTAACGGAAGTAACGCTTTTTTGAAACATACAGAGAGAGAGAGAGAGAGAGAGAGAGAGAGAGAGAGAGAGAGAGAGAGAGATATATATATATATTTATGTAATTATGTTATTATTATTATTATAGGGGCTGGATCACTTATTGAATCAGTGAATTTT